AATGCAAATGAATCCGGAGTTCCGCCAAAGGCTTCGTTCCAGATTGAATAACCTCTACGATACACTTCTTCTAGTATATCCGTGGAGATGCCTGAATTTGAGGATTTTTTATAAAGAGATAATTTGGCCTTGTCAGTGAGTACGACAGACTCGCCTAGCTGAGTTTCAAATGTAGTAAACTTTTTCATCTGGAGTTTCCCTTGGGCTTTCCTTATATATGCGAGGTCTGGCGTACCCTTTTATACTCGCACTGACTGTTTATTTATAAAAAATATTATCTTGAGATCTCTTCCCAGTCCATAGAAGCGTATATATCAGCGCCTGCAGAATCTGTTGCAGCAACTAATGTTAACTCATAAGGAGAGGAAGTAAGTCCATTTCTTTCCAGCTGAAACTTAAATAGTGCTTCTTTTAAAATATCAACAGGACTTGAACCCTGATTAGAACCAGTGGTCCATCCGGAAGCCAAAATTCTACCGTCCGCAAAACTTGTTCCTGTAAGATTATATTCAACAGCAGAATCAGTTCCTGCGCTATTCCAAGTTCCACCAGTACTTGTGCCTGATGCTACAACTCGCCAATTATAATTAGCATTATTAGTAATACCCATTAATGATAGCGCAGTAAGAATAACAATAGCATCAAGTCTATTAGGAGAAGCCTTCAATCTAATTGAGATAACTGGATAGTATGTATTAACTGTTGTCAAATCTCTTGGCGTCCCAATAGCAGTTCCAACAGCTTGTTGAAGACCTCTTAGTTCATATCCGCCTTCAGAAATAACAGTGGAACATACTTGTTTTAGAGTTGTATTACTTGCAGTTACGCCTGTATTCTTTATTTCATATCTCAAAGGTAGAGAAGCTGTAGTCATATATGTTGACGTGATATAATTAGCATGGTGAAATGAATGACAGTGAATTATTCTACCATCAATAATAAAACCGCATCTTACTGTTCCCAAACCAAGCCATTCAATATCAATAAACATAATCTGCGATTTTGATAAATCTAAAGTGATACCAGATGGACTCGAAGTATCAGCGCCTAATAGAGTATCATAATTCCAATTAGACTGCGCTACTCTCGTTTCTTGCATTACTCCTGATGATAAAGACCTTTCAACCAAATATGCTGTATTATTTGCCACCTCAAGATAAATGCCATTGTTGGCGCCATAATAACCTACACGCTGACGAACATTAGTCTTAGGCTGCATGACAAATGTTTGTAAAATTTGTAAAGACTTGCCTGGTTGATAAGAGAAAACCTTAGTTGTCTCACGAATGATTTCTGCATTGTTGGCGGTTGTTAAATTAAGATTTACAAGACCTTCATTTTCAGAAAACGCATAAGTTCCACCAGCAGTATTAGAAGTGGTCCATAGATTGTTGTCACGATAACGGTGAGAAGAATCAAAAAGAGTTAGTGGGCTTGATACTCTGGCTCTACCAAAAGCATCAACAGCAGTTCCTGTTGGGTTTGCTGGTCCAACTTGATTACCATATTGATCGGCGAGCATAACAACTTCAAATAATGTTTTATTATCAGGCAAATATTGATGTGTATCTTTACGAAACTGTGCCATTATTTTTTCTTTCTAGATTTTAAGAAGTCGCCATTTTCATCAGAGTTCCAATACTCTAATGATTTATCTCTAGTAACAGTGCGTGGATTAAACTCTTTAAACCCAATCAAATTATATTGACTGTCTTTCATCATTTTCATCAAAGCGCCGTTTTGTTGATCTTTTGCTAAAGCATTGGCACCAATATATTGTTGCAAAGGATCGTTCTGAACTGCTGGATTACCAGAAACATCACCAAACCCTCTTACCATTTCGCCACCAGCAACTGTTTCTTCTTTTAGTTTTTTCTTAGTTGGTTTTACTGGTTTCTCTGGTGGTTTAGCATTACGAATATCATTCATAAGCGAAGCTGCTTGCTCGTCAGTCATATGACTTGGTGCGCCTGCACGGAATCCTTCAAAATTATTATTTCTTGCGTGAACTCTTTGACCAGTTCCAGATACACCTTCAATTCCTTCAGCGTCTGGATCTCTACCACCAGCTGAATGAACTGTAATGTTCATATCAGTGCCATAATGACCATGTGCACCTTCAACGCCTTTATATTGATTTAGCAATTTATCAAACTGATCAACTCTATCTTGACCAACTACAACATGTAAGTTTCTCACACCTTTACCATAAAGATTAGAAACTTGATTCATGATATTAGGGCGTTCAGGAGAAGAAGTTGATACATTGGCTCCGGGAAATGCCAATTTAGCATGTCTTAGCTTTTGTTCAGCAGTTAATGGGTTCTTATCACCATCATGCGAATGAGATAAAACAATGCTATGACCTGCATCTAAATTTTTAGCAAGATCTGTAACATGATTGACAACTCGTTCATGACCAATCGTTGGCGGATTGGCTCTCATGAACGTCATTACATGAGTTGAACGATCGGATTCAATTAAAAAATTACTGAAGTTGATCTTCTGCATTTGCTACCTGCTGTTTCTGGAATGCGCCCTTCAAGAAATTTAGGCGATTGAATTCTCTTCTGTTATTAAATTTAGAAGCATTGCCTTTCTTATCAACAACAACTGTTCCTTCTGGTCCAGTGTGTTCACCAGCAACACTATGTTCGTATGGAGAGTTCTTTGCTAGAACATTAGTCAATACATTCTTAGCGTCTTGCAAATGCCCATGAACCTTCAATAACTTATCGAAATGATCTCTGTTGTTACTAATATGAGAAAGTAATTCACCATGCGCCTGTATTCTTTTTTGTTTGGCTGCATCTGTCTTAACTTTCTCAAGATCTTTCTGATGACGAGCAGTCAAATGATCCATATATCCTTGAACAGAAGCATTACCACCAGTTCTAATCATATTATTAACATGAGCTTCTAGTTGTTCACCATGCCCAGCAATAGCATCCATAGCTTCTGGTTTCATAGAAGCATAAGCTCTTTTTGCTTTATCCATATGATTAAGGAATGCTTTTTGTTCTTCAGGAGAATAGTTAGCTGGATTAACATCTATAGTAGGATCAATATTATTAACGTCAGGATGATCTTTAAACTTAGCACGTGTCTTAGCATCAAGTGGTTGAGCTGACATACTTTGTAAACCACCACGACCAGTATATTTTGTATGAACAACTACACCTAATTTCTTTTTCATATTTCTGCCTTCAGGCGAATTACTTGGTGCAGAATATGTAAGAGTGTTAGGAGTTACAGAAGTTTTACCACCTTTTGAAACAGCATCGCCTTCAGTGTGCATTAAGTCGCCTTGATACACTCCGCCTTCACGTGGCATAACACCAGGAAGATGTTTCAATGCAGCTTTTAGTTTGGTAACTAATCCAGGAGCATGTCCGTGATTCTTTTCAATGTCTTCGTCAGTGTAATTAATCTTTGGAGTTTTATTGAAAGCAGACTTAGAAGCTACGAAAAACTGTCCAGTTTCTGGATGCTGTCCAAATACAATTGAAGGCGCACCGTCGTATTTTGTAGAAGCATGTAAACTTGATTTTTTACCAAGCAACATATCATGCATACCACGAAGATGTTCATCGGCGGCTGCGACACCATCATGACCACCATGAATAGCATAATCTTCAATATGACGAAGATGCTTTAGTGCTTTGCCTTCTGTTGCAGCAGCTTGTTCGTTTAAGTAGGTTTTAAAATCTATTCTCATTGCCCGTTATCCTTGTGACCCATATAACTCGATCTGTCAACATATCCTTGATAATGTTTAGGCAATTGTTTTCCAATATTTGGTCCATCGCCTCTGTGTTGTCCAAATCCACCTGAATCTGGTCTTTGTGCTGGTGGTGCTTGAACTGGGACAGGAGGAGCTTTATTTTCTGGAGGATTTACAGCAGCTGCTGGATGCGCCTTTGCTGGTTGACCCGTCGCTTTCATTGATCCAAGTTTAGCGTTTACTTGAATTGACGACCATGGACCATGTGTAGCTCTATGTTCAACAGAAAGAATATGTTTACCTTCGTGATCGTAAATATGCATCATACTATCTGTTACTCTTGTACTAAACGATCTAGCAGCCTGCACAGCCTTTACATGATCTAGATCCGAAACTGGTTTTGAATAACCCTTTTCAGCATTAGTGTAATCATAATTCATATCTGGATTTGATTTCATTAAATATGCCAAATGTTTTTTCTGGTTTTCTAATTTTTCTTCCGGAGTTGCACCTTCAGGGCTATTAAACGCATTCTGATAATGTTTCAGAACTTTATCTCTAGTTTTTAGGTAACCACCAGCAACATCTTCTCTATCTCTTATTTTCTTCACTTCTTTTTTAGGCATATCACCAACAGTGTCTTTGTAACCTTTATTCCAGATGTCGCCCATATTCAATTTCATACCATGACTAGCAGCCACTTTATCCATTTCGCCAACACCATTGTTACTCAAAGTTCGCTGTGTTAGCTTCAAGGAAGTTCCATGAAGATCGTTATTTGGACCGAATGCTGATGGATGTGGTCTTTTTGTTCTTACAACAATATCATGTGGGTTCTGAGATTGACTGACTTTTGAACCAAAAACTTTATCAATGCCAGTGCTTGTATGATGCACTTCGTGAATGTCTGTTGGTTTGATGCCTTGATTACCTAAACTTTCAAGATATGCAGTAGCTGCTCTGTCTGCGCCTTTTAAAACTTTTGCTCTTTTTTCTGGAGTAAGGAAAGCGAGAGCCTTTTGATGTTTTGCTCTAATCTCTTCAATTCTCTTTAAATGTTCTGGATCTTTATTTTTCGAGGAGTCTGTTCTATCATGAAGATGCAAAGCTGTAAGGGTCTCGAACGCCACACCAAGAGCAGTGTTACTATTAATTTTATCTGTATCTGGCTCGATTTCAGTTTCGGAAGAATCAATTTTCTTTTTAGCTTCAGTCAAATAATTGGAAAAAGATAGCATTATAGACCTCTTAGAACAAAACATTTATCATATTTATAATACGAAAAAGGGCAAGCCTTTTCAGACTCGCCCCGAGAAATACCTACAAAAAAGAGGGTAGGCGAACCTACCCTCCGAATTTCTTCTAGCGCAATATGTGTCGGGTGGAACCCCACCATTTACTCCCGACTATTCCGTGGCCCTTCTATTGTGGCTCGTGCCGCTGATGCTCAAGGCATCCTACATATTTTTGCTATTTTTATTTAGTATAAATGATGGTGTAAAACCAGAAAAACCTCCGCCAAGATTCAAAAATTTCATATATTTTTTGGCTTCATTCTGATCTGTAAAGCTCTTGATCTGATACCCTGTCAATCTTTCCTCAACAACGTAAGAATTTTCAACCTTCACAACCTTATAATCAAGCGCCATCAGTCATCTCCTTAATACATCTACGGATTTCGTTGGTAATCAGATCTTTACAATAAGCACATTCTGGCGTCCAGGCAAGCATATTTAACACCTGCTGTTCGTTTGGCTCTGTAGCATAATTTAGAACAGCCTTAATGTCGGCTGTGTCTATGTAGTTACAAGAACAGACTATCAATTATTCCCCCTGTGATTGAGATACTGCACGATGATAATAACGCTCAAATATCTCGAGCCTATCCTTTTCAGAATAGCAGTCTGGAATAGGGTATCCCTTTACCTTCAACCAGACATGCTCTGCCATTTGTAATGTATGCTCTTTATCACTTAAAGCCGTCGAACTTACTTCGGTCGAACTTTGATTTTGGTCTTCCTCGTTCATTTTCTTCCTCCATGAACTTGCCCTTATCCATCACTGGGCGATCATCAACCAATCCATCTTGACCAGATTGTTCCACATCGTATAGTCGCATTTTGCTGCGATCAATGCCAAGCACAAACCTACGATTACTCCCAGGATCAGAGTAACGATTCTTGAGCTGTTTAACCATGATTTGGCTGAGACTTTCAAGTTCTTCTGAGCTAATGAGGGCAAACATAAAATCAGCTGTGGCTGGGAGTCCAAAGGATTCCGATGTATCCTCCAGTCCCACGTCTGAGTTCGAATAGCCGCTTCTAGTTGTTTGAGTTGCTGAGACGATAGGGACATCGTACTCAACGGCCAACCCACGGAGCTCTTCGGCGATTGCTTTGATAAGGGTATAAGAATTGACGTTGGCTCCATGCTTAATCCTCGATGATAAACAAATATTCAGATAATCAATATAGATAATATCTGGTTCAAAGTTCTTCTTAATACGTAATTCGTTAAGAAGATGACGGAAGTTAGCAGAACCTGCACAAGCAGTTGGATACTCTTTTACAATTAACTTACCAGTGAACTTTTCTTTTAGTCTGTTAATCTTAGTATCATATGACTGCTTGGGCAATAGTTCCAATTCATCAACGGCAGTGTCTAGAAGATTTGCGTCGATACGTTCAGCGATGCGTTCTTCTGCCATTTCGAGCGTGATGTACAGGACGTTAAGCCCTTTGGCAAGGTTTGCTGCTGCGCAATGACACATGAAGAGGGACTTACCAACGCCAGTACCGGCAAGGGCGATGTTGAGAGTTTTGTTAGGGAGACCGCCGTTTGTAATTGTGTTGAAGTAGTCAAGATCGAAAGGAACTCTCTTCTCTTTACGATGGTAGAATTCGTATCTCTCATCACTGTCAGCCAAAAAATCATGACCAATGTGGGTATCAAAAGAGACGCCGAGAGCGTCAGTAAGAATTGACGGTATACTGCCTTTGGAGATAGATCCATTTTTTTCATCCATTATTTGTATAGACCGCATGATCGCCAGATACAATGCCTTATCTTGGCAAAACTTCTCTGTTTGATCTAGTAGCCAGTCCAGTTTTGTATTAGAATCATGTTCAAGACTCGAGACAATTTCTTTAGCAATCTTGAACGTTTGTTCGTTTAGACCTTCTTTATTAGACAGGTCAATGGCTAACGCCTCAATAGAAGGAAATGAATTATACTTCTTTACATAATCATCAATTAGGTCAAATACGACCTTTTCGTTATAATCCTGAAAATAATCTGGCTTCAGGAATGGTATTACTTTACGACCGTAGTCATCATTGAACAATAAATTAGATAGAATTGTTCTTTCAATACTCATGAATATTTATTACCCCTCGTTATCGTCCTCATCATCATAAACTAAACAAAACATCAAGTCAACTAAATATTATTGCCCATCACGATGCTACCAACATCCATGGGCTCTATACCTAATCGGAGGCACAGCATGGATATTTATCGTAAAATTTGGATCAAACATAATGGTCCTATCCCAAAAGACATCGACGGCAGAACATTCGAAGTCCATCATTTGGACGGCAATCGCAAAAATAATGACATCTCAAATCTAGTTTGTGTATCTATTCAAGAACACTACGATATACATTTGTCACAAGGAGATTATGCTGCTTGTATTCTCATTGCTAAGAGAATAAACACTTCACCACAACTGCTATCAGAGTTAGCAACAAAAAACAATCTAGAAAGATCTAAACGACCAGGTTTTGTTAGTGTGTTTGCCAAAAGACCAGACGGTTCTTCTGTTGCTTCTGACCAGGCATCGAATCCTGAATGGAATAGTCCATTCTCTAAAAGACCAGACGGTTCTTCTGTTGCTTCTGATCTAGTATCAAAAGGAAAACATCACTTACTCAAAAGAAATGATGGTTCTTCATTGACAAAGGACAGAGTAAC